CGCTACGGGTGATTGGACTTATTCAGATAATGGAGCAGCCCCAGCATCTGCCCCGCACTCTACTGGCACAACATACGCCTTCCTAACCACCAACGGGTGGACGAGTTGGAACAACATTCAAAACTCACAATACGATACAACGCTATTAGCCGTAGCTAGAAAGCGTTTTGTGAAGGTTGGTAACTACGAGGTACTTGGGGTGTATAATAATGCCTCTAATCTAATTGCCAAAGCCACCATCTTATGGAACGATGGAAGCACGGCAGATATGACCAAGACCCTAACCTATTCAAACTACACCCAAGATGCGGTGGTCTATATCGGTGTAGGAGCGCAAAACTTGGAGGATAACACAAGCCTCTCGTCAAGTGTCAAGCCCTCTGCTCATAGCGATGGGGATTACTACGACATCATCCTAAAGAATAGCGCGGGGGCTACCATCTCAACCATCCGCTACGAGTTGGTATGCGAACCTAAATACACACCCTACCAAGTGGCGTTTGTCAACCGCTACGGAGTGGCTGACTTCATCACCTTCTTTAAGACAAGCACGAAGCAAGGCAACTTCACCAACGAACAGTACAAGCGCAGCATCTACCAAGATGGCTTCACCGCCGCCTCTACACAAACTGCCCAATACCAGTCTTTCAATATCAATAGCCGAAACACCATCACTATGAATACTGGATGGGTAGAGGAAGCCTATGCCGATGTGATGGAAGATATTATGATGAGTGAGCAAGTGGCTATCCTATTAGACGGGTCTTGGGTAGCGGCATTCCCCCAACGAGGAAGTGTAGATTACCAAAAGGAGGTGAACCAAAAAGTCATCAACTACACCCTCACCTTTGACATTGCCTTTAACGAGCGTACCCTTATCCGATGAACCAAGTAGACATCTACATTGGGGATTATCGCCTTGACTTATTCCAAGATGAGGAAATAAGCATTAGCCTTAATGTCCAAAACATCCAAGACCTCTCAAAGGTATTTACGGACTTTACGCAGTCGTTTACCATCCCCGCTACGGCTTGGAACAACGAGGTGTTGCACCACTACTACCGCACAGATGTAGATAGTAGCCAAATCACGAAACGCACGATTGTAGACAACTCATCTGCCATAATGGGGTTGTTGGGATATGTACCCGACACTATCACCGAAACGAGTGCTGCTAATTCTTTTGATTTTCGTCTACGCCCCAGCGCACGGATAGAGATAAACTCACTACCCTTTAGAACGGGAGTGATTGAGATGGAGAATGTTCTAATGAAAGGAACTGAACCTTATTCCTATTCTTTGTCATTCTATGGGGACTTGGTAAATCTCACGGACTTGTTTGGTGAGGACTATCTCTATGACTTGGACTTGAGTGCCTATGACCATACCTATGATGGGGCAACCATAATTCAAGGGTTTAATTCGGATGCTTTGTTTAGTGGGGATGTATTCTATCCACTAATGTCCCCAGTAAGAAATTGGGTGTACAATGTTAGCAACTCCTCCGACCCCCGTCACGAAGATGATATTCAGTTTGTCACGGGACACTCTGGACACCATCACGGGGTGCATTACAACGAACTCAAACCAGCAGTCAAGGTTGTAAAAATCCTTGAGGCTATTGAATCCAAATACGGAATCAACTTCACGGGTGACTTTATGTCCGACACCCAATTCAATAAGTTGTACTTGTGGGCGCATCGTTTTGAGGGACAACTCTACGACAACGCAAGTGTGATTGACTGGCAACTCATCAATATGAACCGCAATACTGGAAGCGGTAGCCAGTTTAATTTAACAACCGACACTTGGACTGTTGCATCAACAAGCGAATACCAACTCCGAGTGCAAGTACTCAACTCATCAGCAAACTACGAGCTTGGATTATTCCGCAATGGCGTAGAGATTGGTATTGCCCGTGAGGATGCTAATGCGGGAACGAATACCACATTCTTTGATGGGTACATTCTTAATGCGGGAGATGAAATACAACTAAAGATTCGCCCTCAACTTCCAGTCAATATGACCTACCAAGTCACGGACTACACGGCATACACGGCATCGGATGGTATCCCCATCGCCCAACAATTTGAGGTAGACCAATCGCTCTCCGCTTCCTATGCTTTTGAATTGGCAATGAGTCCATTGATGCCAGAGATAAAAATCAAAGATTTCTTATCGGGCATTGTCAAAATGCACAACCTTGTCATTGTACCAACCAATGCTACCACCTTCAATCTGCAAACACTAAATGATTGGTATTCTGATGGAGTTAGCCAAGATCTATCCTCATATATAAATATTGAGGAGGCAAGTGTTAATCGTCCTCCTCTATACCGAGAGATTAGCTTTGACTATCAAGATACGGAGCAGATTTTAGGCTACGAATACCAACGAACAAACATCGTAGGCTTTGGGGATTTAAATGCTTTCTTCTCTTGGGATGGTGATGAGTACAAAGTGGAACTACCATTTGAATGTCCTTTGTTTGAGAGATTGACGGACATTGATGCGGGAACATTGACCAACATTCTCGTCTACAAATCCCAAACGAGAGAGATAGATACGGAATATGAAAACCGATTCCAACCCTATGTAGGAAACCCAATACTTATCTATGGTGAGTTCTCATTAGATATCACACCCAACCCCATTTCTTTTGTAGATGAAGCGAATAATGAAACGCCAGTAAATGAGGTTTGGTACGCTAACACCTCAAGCACAAGCGCGGGTACGGGTGCGGCCTATGCTCTCACTTGGGGTAGTGATATTGACCCATATCATTTAGCCCCTATTGGAAAGAGCCTTTATCAAACCTATTGGGAGGATTACATCACCGACCTCTATGATTCAAACCGCAGAGTGTTACAAGTAGAAGCCATCCTACCATTGGGCAAGATTCTAAACCTACAACTCAACAACAAGATTATCTGGAACAACCAAAGGTGGATTGTCAATAGTGCCAATGTGAATATGACAACTGGCAAGACCGCCTTTGAATTACTCAACGATGTATGAAGACAAGTTATTTGAGTTACTTAATTGAACTGCTCCAAAGCGATGAATGGAAAGGCAAGAGCCACAACATAGACATCGCCAAAGGCAAATACAAAATACCTCAAACTTGGACGGAGTTCTTAAAGCGTAGATAATGGCAGTAGTTGAAACTATCAAAATTGAGGGAGATGCTTCGGAATTCAATGAAGCGTTAAAAGATCTAAATACTCGCATTGAATCTCTTGAGAAGCAATTATCTCGCGCCAATAGTGAAATCAAAGAATTTGGAGATAAGGGTGAGAAGGCCATCAAAGGCGTTCGTCAAGAAGTCAAGGAAACTGGCAAAGGACTAAAAGACCTTATCAAGAATCTTGGTGGACTTGCTATTATTAGCAAAGTGTCGGATGCTGCTTCGGAGGCTTTTACTGGAAACCAAAAGGTAGTAGATGTCCTCAATACGGGATTATTTACCGCTCAACTTGCCGTATCTGGTTTAATTGAATACCTCACGGGAAGCAAGGGATTAACGGAAGCATTCGGGTCTATCTTCTCCGATGCAAAAGAGTTGGTTAAACTGCAAAAGGAATCTCAACGGGCAGAGGTGAGGCGGATTGAACTCCAGTTTACCTATCAAAAACTTGCGGAGGAGCAACGCCAAATCCGCGATGAGGAACGGAATTCTTTGACTGACCGAATACAAGCAAACGAGAACCTAAATGCTATTTTAAAAGAGCAACTTGAAAGAGAGAAAGAAGCGGTAGGAGTAAAGATTGCCCAAGCGGAAGCGGAATTTAAACGCCTTCCTAACATTGAAAATGAGATTGCATTGCGCCAAGCCAATGTGGAATTGTTAGATATTGAGGAACGCATCATAGGTCAACGCTCCGAATATCTATCCAATGACCTTGCCCTCTCTCGTGAGCGATTGGAGATTGAGCAATTATTAGCCGAGCAAGAGATTGAGCGTTTTGAGTATGAGAAGGAAATAAATCAAGAGGACTTTCTTGTCACTCAACAAAATGCTCTTAAAAAACTACAAGTTCAAAAATACTTTGATGACCAAATCTATCAATTAAAGGTAAATGCGTTAAATAAAACACTTGAGTTATATGACCAAGATTCGGTAGCATATCAACAAGCGGTAAATGATAAGATAGCTCTTGACCGTGAATACGCAATCACTCGCCAACAAACCGAAAACGAAATAACTGAACTAAACTTTGAAGCCAATCAACAACGCCTAACAATGGTTCAAGATGGATTCAAGGCTATTGGTGAATTGAGTTCCGCTTTTGCGGGTGAAGACGAGGCAAGTAAAAAGGCTCAATTTGAATTTCAAAAGAAACTATCTCTTGCTTCTGCAATCGTTAGTGGTATTGAGGCAGTACAAAACGCATACAAGACGGCTCAAGCATCTCCATATACGGCAGTCAATCCAGCATATCCAGTCATTCAAGCGGGACTCGCTGGTGCTTTCGCTGCCGCTCAAGTGGCTTCTATTGCCCGTACTCAATTTGAATCATCAACGATTGAAACACCAACCACCACCTCCCCAAGCCAACCCGCTCAATTTAACATCGTAGGACAAGGAGGAACGAACCAACTGGTAGAGGGTATTGCTGGGCAGTTCCAACGACCCATCCGTGCTTATGTAGTGAGTGGAGAGGTTATCTCTGGAGCAGAACTTGATAGACGAAGATTACGAACCGCAACATTTGGATAATGAATATAATTGAATTAGTCCTTGACGAGATGCAAGAACTGATGGGAATCCAAGCCATCAGCATCGTTGAGAACCCCGCTATTGAGGAGGACTTTGTAGCCCTCAAAACGCAGAAAGTAGAGTTCGCTACCCAAAACGAGGAGAAGCGCATCCTAATGGGTGCAGCCCTCATCCCCAACAAGCCCATCTACCGCAGAAGCGGTGAGGAGGAGTTCTATGTGTATTTCTCAAAGGACACAATCCGCAAGGCAAGTGAACTATTCTTTCAGAACGGCAACCAAAACAAATCAACCCTTGAACACGAGGCAGAGCTACAAAAGTTAAGTGTCGTAGAATCTTGGATTGTAGAGGACACCGAGAAGGATAAGTCACGCCTTTATGGAATGGATATGCCAGTAGGAACTTGGATGATTTCTATGAAGGTCAACAACCCCGATATTTGGGAGAACTATGTCAAGACTGGAAAGGTCAAGGGATTCTCTATTGAGGGATACTTTGTTGACAAGGTAAATTTTGCCAAACAAAAGATGAACGAGGAAGAAGCAGCAACCGAAGTACTCCTTATGATTATTAAAGAAGCAATGCAATGAAAGGCGATGTAGTAATACCATCACGCACCTCTCCCAAAGGCTCAAAGCGAGGGTGCTTATGCAAGGACAAGAATACCTATTCCCGTAAGTGTTGCGATGGCTCACTCTGGGCGCAAGGAATAGGTGCAACAACGGGAAACAATTAAAAATGTAAATTCTTTTTTTAAATCAATTATTTAGATAGTTATGAAAGCAACTGAAGTATTAAAGCGCATTATGACAGAATTGTCTTCCGTTAAAGAGGAGGCAGTTGAGGTCAAGTTTGAGCAAATGACTTTGGAGAACGGAACTGTTCTTGAGGCAGAGGCGTTTGAAGCGGGTAATGAGGTATTCATCGTCAATGAAGAAGATCGCATTGCAGTTCCCGTTGGAGAGTACACTTTGGCTGATGGACAAATGATGTATGTTACCGAAGAAGGTATCATTGCAGAAATCAAATCAGCAGAGGCCGAAGCCGAAGAAGAAACCGTAGAGGTAGAAGTTGAGGCATCGGAGGAAACCCAAGAAGAAGTCGTTGAAGAAACATTGGCTGAAGAAATGCCGATGGAAGACAAAGTAAAGGAGATTGTGATGCCTATCATTGAAGAAATCAAGGCTGAACTTTCTGCTATCCGTGAAGAAATGGGTGCTTACAAAGAGAAGATGAGTGCCGTAGAGGAGGAGAACGCTAACTTGAAAACCGAGTTGTCCTCACAATCTGCCGCTAAACCTATCAAGCACAACCCCGAAAACGCTCCCAAAGCAGAAGTTAAGTTGGCATCACGCCGCCCCCAAACTTCTTTTGACCGAGTGTTAGCAAAAATGAATAAATAAAAAACCAAAATAGAAAATGGCCACGACCACTTCAATCACTACTACTTACGCTGGCGAATTTGCGGGTAAGTACATCGCTGCTGCTCTTTTGAGCGCAGACACCCTTGACAAGGGTCTTGTTGAAATCAAGCCTAATGTCAAATTCAAAGAGGTTATCAAAAAAGTTGCTACTGGTGACTTGGTTGCTAACGCCTCTTGTGACTTCTCTGCATCTTCTTCTTTGACTTTGACGGAGCGCATCTTGCAACCCGAAGAATTCCAAGTGAACTTGCAGTTGTGCAAAAAGGACTTCCGTTCTGACTGGGAAGCCGTACAAATGGGTTACTCCGTTTATGACAACCTTCCCGCTTCTTTCTCCGACTTCTTGATCGGACACATTGCTGCTAAAGTTGCTCAAAAGACCGAGCAAACTATCTGGGGTGGTGTTAACGCTACTGCGGGAGAGTTTGACGGCTTCGTTACTTTGATGACTGCCGATGGTGATGTTAACGATGTAGTTGGTACTTCAGTTACTGCTGCGAATGTTATCACCGAGCTTGGTAAGGTAGCCGATGCTATCCCCAACGCTTTGTATGGTAAGGAAGACTTGACCATCTATGTTCCTCAAAATGTTGCTCGTGCTTATGTACGCGCTTTGGGTGGATTCGGTGCTTCTGGTCTTGGTGCTGCGGGTACCGACAACAAAGGAACTCAATGGTTCGGTGGTGAGCCTTTGTACTTTGACGGAATCCGTGTTGCTATGGTTTCTGGTCTTGCTTCCAACAAGATGGTTGCTGCTCAATCTTCTAACCTTTACTTCGGTACTGGCTTGTTGAGCGATCACAACGAGGTTAAGTTGTTGGATATGGGCGATTTGGACGGAAGCCAGAATGTACGCGTGATTATGCGCTACACGGCTGGTGTTCAATATGGTATCGGTTCTGACATCGTATTGTACTCTTAATTAACCGCAGTTGACTAACTCAAAGGGGGCTTGGGCGTTGCCCTTGCCCCTTTTTTAATACCAAAAAACAAAATGGCTTGTGATTTAACAACTGGACGGTCAGTCCCTTGTAAAGATGTGGTAGGCGGCATCAAGTCGGTCTACTTCTCCAACTACGGAGAGTTAGGTGCTATCACCTACGATGTAACAAACACCGATGCTATTGATTCATTTGGTGGAACACCCGATGCTTATCAATACGATGTAAAAGGAAACTCCTCTTTCACGCAGAATGTAAACTCATCACGCGAGAACGGAACGACTTTCTTTGAGCAAGTATTGGAGCTGACCTTCACCAAGTTAGATAAGGCTTCCCACAAAGAATTGAAATTGATGGCTTATGGCCGCCCTCACATTTTTGTAGAGGACTATAATGGTAATATCTTTGTGATGGGATTGCTTCACGGAGCAGAGGTGACTGGAGGAACGATTGTAACTGGAGCAGCGATGGGTGACTTGAGCGGTTATACCCTTACTTTGACTGCCCAAGAGCAAGTTCCCGCCAACTTCATTGACAACACTTTGAGTGGTGCGGGAGTTGTGGTTTCTGCTACGCAGATCAATCCTTAATAGGTGTGTTAAACGGAGGGGGGCTTATGCCCCCTTCTAACCCTTTAGAAAAATGCAAAACATCCTAAACAAACTACATAAGTTCACCTCTGCCCAAGAGCCAATGAAGGTTGAATTGGCCGCATCGGATAATTTGAAATACGCAAAAGGAGTTGAGATGTTTGGAAAAAACATTGATATTTCTATTGACCAATTAGAAAAAGCGTTTCGTGCATTAAGAGTAGATTCCGAGAACTTGATGTCGGATATGCGAGTAATGTCTAAAGGTATTTCCGAAGTAGAGGCTGCTGCTAAAGACTTGGGCATTAACCCAAATGAGGTGAAGGGCTATAAAGAAGCGATTGATGCTTTACAATATGGAGAGAGTCAATTAAATAAGGCTAAAAAATTCCTATAATGAAACCCATTCAACGAATCTTTAATATCCTCGCTTCTCAAGAGCCTCGTAAGGTTGAGTTTGGGTTGTCGCAAGATGTTGACTCATTAGCGGGTCAAGGATTTGGTGATGCATCAACGGCATTGTCAAAACTGCGTAGAGCAAAGCAACTTGCTGATAAGATTTTTTCTCTAAAGGATGATTTAGCACCACTACTCAAAGAGGCTCAATCTATCCGTGCTGAAGCAGCAATGAATGAAATTGAAGGATTCCTTTCTGATGTAGAGAAAATCAAATCAAAAGTATCCGCAGCAACTAAAGAATTGGGAGTTGATTCTTCACAGATTAAGTATTACGACCAACTCATTAAAAATGCTATGGCTATTGAAAATGGGTACAAGGAAGTTAAAGGAATTGACAAAGACCTCAATAAAGAAATAAACCGATAAAATGAAACCCGAACAATCCGTATATAATAAACTCCACAAGTTCTCCGCTAAAGAAGAACCGATGAAGGTGGAGTTGGGTATTGCAGAAGAACTTGCATCTTATATTGCTTTAGCAAATAAGGTTGAGCAGATGGGCAAGGACTTATATGCCAAAGAATCAAAGGCAACGCAACTTCTCAAAGAGGCAAATAAATTGCTTGAACCATTAGGAAACTTCGTTGAAACGCAAGTTGAATCAGCGTTGAAAGACCTTGAGCGTGCGGGACTTCAAAGTAGTGATGCATATAAGGAATTAAAAAGTTCTTATGATTATACAAGTCGTGCAAACGCAACCGTGAAGCGAATGTCAAGAAATGTGGCTTCAGCAATAAACTAAACAACAAAAGGTTAAGTTGTTAAACAGAGAGGGGGCATTGGCCCCCTTCTTTTTGGAATAAACTTTCACTTTGGAGTTATTTAGGTACGATGCACATCTTACAAGTATCCGAATCCTCTCAATCCATTGTGATTATCCCACGCTCCTTCCCAGCGAGTGTGACTTTGCAGTTGATTGATGAATCTAAAAACACTACGGCAACGCCTTCGGTTAGCGTAGCCTCCTCAAATGGTTTTATGACCCTTACGGGAACTTTCTCCCTTGTCAACAACCGATTCTATACCTTAAAGGTTTTGGATGGCTCTACGCTCATTTATAGGGATAGGGTATTCGTAACTTCACAAACCGAATTTGACAAGTTCACGGTGAACCAAAACATCTATACGGAGGAGGAATCCTACAACAATGAATTTATCTTGTTATGAGTAACATCCGATTTGTAAACCTATCCAACTACACCACTCCCGAAGTCAAAGAGTATCGGGACAAGGATTGGGTTGCCTATGGCGAATCAAACAACTACTTCCAGTATCTGATTGACCGATACAACGGAAGCGCAACAAACAACGCCATCATCAACGGCATCTCCGAACTCATCTACGGAAAGGGATTGGATGCTACGGATTCCTCACGGAAGCCAGATGAGTATGCTCAAATGAAATCTTTGTTCTCAAAGGATTGTTTGCGTAAGGTAACGGCAGACCTCAAGATGATGGGTCAATGTGCCTTCCAAGTCATCTACTCCAAAGACCACTCTCGTGTAACGGAGGTATTCCATATGCCTATTGAGAGCCTCCGAGCCGAGAAGTGCAACGAAGAAGGAGATATTGAAGCCTACTACTACGCAAAGGATTGGAGTGCCGTAAAAGACAAGAAAGAAACCCCTATGCGTATTCCCGCCTTTGGGTATAGCAACGAGGGTATTGAGATTCTATACATCCGTCCCTATCGTGCGGGATTCTACTACTACTCACCCGTTGACTATCAAGGAGGCTTACAATATGCCGAGTTGGAGGAGGAAGTAGCAAACTACCACCTCAACAACATAAA